ATGCAGGACGGCGTGGCCGCTATCCCTGACGATGGCAGTGTCGAGCTGGTGGAAATGGCGGGAAAATCGGCCAGCGCTGATTTGTACGAACGGCTGGTGCTGCACTGCCGGGGCGAGATCGCCATCGCCTTGTTGGGGCAAAACCAGACCACCGAGGCCACCGCGAACAAAGCCAGCGCCGGGGCCGGGCTGGAAGTCACCAAAGACCTGCGCGACGGCGATGCGGCCATTGTTGAAGCCGCAATGAACCAGCTCATCCGCTGGATTTGCGAGGTCAATTTTGGCGAAGCCGTGGCCCCGGTGTGGAGCCTGTGGGACCAGAAAAGCCAGGATCAACTGCAGGCCGCGCGCGACAAGAGCAATTACGAAGCCGGGGCACGCTACACCAACGCCTACTGGCAGCGCGCCTACGGCTATCAGGAGGGCGACCTGCAGCCGCTGGCCAGCGCCGCGCCTGCCTTGCCTGCCGCCGCGCCGGGCGCGGGCGCTGCGGCCTTTGCCGAAGCCGCCTTGAGCGCGGCCCGCACGGCCAGCGCTGACCCGCTGCAGGCGCAAACCGACGCGCTGATGGCCGCTGGCGCGCCGCAGTGGGCGGGCATGGTCGATCAGCTCCAGGCGCTGGTGGATAAAGCGGGCAGCACGCAGGCGCTGCAGCGGGCGCTGGTGCAAGCCTACGGCGGACTCGACTCCGGCCAGCTCGTCAAGCTCATGGCCGCCGCGATGGCGCTGGCCGAATTGAAGGGCATGGACGCAGCCCAGAGCGAGGCTTAAGCCGTGGCCACCGCTGCCGCTGCCGGTGCCGTCAATGTTGGCTTTGGCACGCCCTTTGATGCGCAAATCGACTTCCTGCGCCAAAAGCTGAACCTTCCCACCGACAAGTGGGACGACATCAAGCGCGCCGCAAACGACCGCGCTTTTATCGTGGCCGGTGCGGCCAAGGCCGATTTGCTGGCCGACCTGCACGCCGCCATCATCAAAAGCGCCGAGGGCGGCGCGGGGCTGAAAGCGTTTCAGAAAGACTTCAAGGCCATCGTCGCCAAGCACGGCTGGACCGGCTGGACGGGCGAGGGCACCAAAGAAGGCGAAGCCTGGCGTACCCGCGTGATCTACCAGACCAATATGTCCACCAGCTACGCCGCCGGTCGCCGCGCCCAGATGAGCGACCCGGAGGTGCTCAAGCTGCGCCCTTACTGGCGCTACATCCACAGCGACGGCGCGATCAACCCGCGCCCGCAGCATTTAGCCTGGCACGGCCTGACGCTCCTGGCAAGCCATCCGTTCTGGAGCACACACTACCCGCCCTGCGGCTGGGGATGCCGTTGCCGCGTGGCCGCCGTCAGCCGCCGGGAGGGCGAAGCCAGCGCCAAAGCGGGCCTTGACGATTTGCCCGCAGGCTGGGACGCCATCGACCCCAAGACCGGCGCGCCCGTGGGCATCGACAAAGGATTTGACTACGCGCCGGGGGCCAGTGTGGGCCGCTCAATGCAAAGCCTTATCGATGACAAGCTGATCAAGCTTGACGCGGCGCTGGGTGCCCAAATGGCCGAGGCCTTGAAGCCGGTGCTGCTGACCGAGCGCACGGCGGCTTGGGAAAAGGTGTTCGACGCCACGCGCAAGGCGATGGCCGGCAAGGGCGATACCGTCCTGGTGCATACGGTAGCGCCGCAGACCGTGGCCGCGCTGGCCGACAAAGGCGTGGCGCTGGAAAACGCCGCCGTCTGGATGCGCGACACCGAGTTGATGCATGCGCTGCCTGACGAGGTGTGGCGCGACTTGCCGCGCCAGCTTCAGGGCGCCAGCGTTTATCTGGACACGGGCAACAACACCTTGCTTTATGTGATTGACCAGGGCGAGCGTGCGGGCAAGGTGGTGGTGCGAGTGAACTACAACGAGAAGGGGCGCTTTGATGGGGCGCGGGCGCGCATCACGTCAAACTTCGTGCAGACAGGCGGCGTGGTGGATCAGGACAATCTGCAAGAGCGCCAATACGTCCTGTTGAAGGCGGGGCGGTCATGATGACAAGGAAGTCTCTGGTGCAGGGCTGGATTCGAACCAGCATAAACGGCGGATTGGCATCCACCGCCCCCTTACCCATCGGGGTACACCGCACCAGAGGCAAAACACTCACCCCGAATTATGAACCGATTCAAACGTTTTAACGCAAGGGAAGCCTGATGACCACCTTCACCATCGAAGTCAAAGACGAGGGCGTGCAGGCCGCGCTGCAGGCGCTGCTCCAGCGCACGCAAAACCTCGCGCCCGTGCTGACCGCGCTGGGCGACGAGATCGTCGAGCGCACCAAGCAGCGCTTTGACACCGGCACCGGGCCGGACGGCGCGCCCTGGGCACCCCACAGCGCGGCCACGCTGTCGGCAGCCTACAGCGCGCTGGGAAAGGGTTTCCGCAAAAAAGACGGCAGCCTCAACGCCAGAGGCACCAGAAAGCTGGCCGGTAAAAAGCTGCTGGTGGACAGCGGCTTCCTGAGCGGCAACATTTTCCCCAGCGTTGCGGGCAACACCCTGACCATAGGCGCTACAGCCAAGTACGCGGCTATCCACCAGTTTGGCGGCCAGGCCGGGCGGGGCCGCAAGGTGACCATCCCGGAGCGGCCATTTTTGCCCGTGCAGGCCGACGGCACGCTGTACCCGGATGAGCAGACGCTGGTGCTGCAAACGCTCAACGATTTTTTGATGGGCGACTTGTGAAAAAAGCCCGTCAAAATTAGCGGGCCTGTGGCGCGCCGAAGGACTGAGCGGCGGCGCTGGCACGTCTTTTCGGCTTGCTATGCGTTAATCCCGCGTTAATTTGCGTTTAAACGGCATTGCCGTTGTTCGCCAAGCCTGCACGGCGCAGGCTTGATGCAAAACCGCCCCCCGAAGCCTCTCCCGCTGGAGTCGGCGCGCCTCGCGCAAGACACTTGGCGGCATGACAAAACCCGCCGCCACCGCCAAACCGCTGCACATTTTCAAGCCGGGCCGCTGGACCAGCATGGCCGGAGAAGCCATCGACTTCAGCCTTGCCGATTTGCAGGCCACCGCCGCCGCGTTCGACCCGGCTTTGGGCAAAGCGCCCATCGTGATCGGGCACCCGGCCACTGATGACCCGGCTCAAGGCTGGACTAAACAGCTCAAGGCCACTGAGCGCGGCCTGTTCGCCGTGCCCGAAAAGGTGGACCCGGCCTTTGCCCAAGCCGCCAACGAGGGCCGCTGGGGCGCAGTGTCGGCCAAGTTCTACCGCCCCACCGACCCCAACAACCCCGTGCCCGGCGTCTGGTACTTGCGGCACATCGGCATGCTCGGCGCGCAAAACCCAGCCGTGAAAGGCTTGGACGATCCCGCCTTTGCCGACGCGCAAGACGACGGCTGCGTGTGCTTTCAAGAAAGCGTGGCCTTCAGCGGCTGGGACGGCTTAACGGTGGCGGGCCTGTTTCGCAACCTGCGCGAATGGGTGATCGGCAAGTTCGGCGCTGAAGAGGCTGACAAGGTGCTGCCCAGCTACGAGCTGCGCTCGCTGGAGCTGTCCGCCCAGGACGATTTACGCCAGGACGCGCTGAAGTCAGTCGCCGAATTTGCCGCCGCGCCTGCCCCCGCCTTTTCTGACCCCCATCACCAACCGGAGAACCCTGTGCCCCTGACCCCTGAACAAATTGCCGCCATTGAAGCGGAAAACAAAAAGCTCAAAGAGCAGCTGGCCCAGGCCGCAGCCGACAAAGCCAAGGAGCAAACCGCCCGGCTCCATGCCGCCAATGTCGCTTTTTGCGAAGCCATTCCCGCCAATAAGCTGCTGCCCGCCTGGCGCGGCGTTGCCGTGGCCACGCTCGACACCTTTGCCGCCCAGCCTGCGGTCGTGGAATTTGGCGAGGGTGATGCCAAAGCACCTCTGGCCGACAAGTTCAAGGAATTTTTGAAGGCGCTGCCCGAGTCCGTGGCGTTTGGCGAGCACGCCACCAACAGCCAGGCTGGCGCGCCCCAGGACAAAAACCCTTTGCTGGCCGACGCCGAAGAGCGCGCCAGCGCCAAGTAAACAACATCTAACTACAAGGACGCTTTCCCCATGCCCTCCAAAACACTGGCCGCAACCATCGCCGATTTGGTGCTGTTCGAGGTCGATTCTGCCTGGAGCCGCGACAAAGTGCTCATCGGCAGCGGCAACCTGGTGCCGCTCGGCACCGTGCTCGCAAAAGACGCCAGCGGCGAATACAACCCCGTCGATTTTGCCGGTGCCAACGGCGCTCAGACGGCCATTGCCGTTGCGGCTGAAAAGGTCGATGCCAGCGCCGCAGCCAAAAAAGGCACGGCCATGCGCCGTGGCTGCGTGCTCGAACCCTCCATGCTGGTCTGGCCCGCTGGCGCGACCGACGCGCAAAAGGCCAGCGCCACGGCCAGCCTGGAAACGCTGGGCATCGTGATCCGCGCCGCCCTGTAAGCCAGCGGCGCTCCCTGTAAACCCTCACCGGACTGAAAAGAAATGAACCTCGACGACCTGTTTACCGTCACCAGCCTGACCGCTTCCGTTAACAAATTGCCCGCCATGCCCGGCAAGCTCGGCGCTATGGGCATCTTTGCCGAAAAAGGCATCACCACCACCACGGTGACGATTGACCAAAAGGACGGTCGCCTTGTGCTGGTGCCCAACACCTCGCGCAACGATGACCCCCAGCCCATGAAGGGCGACGGGCGCAAACGCCGCACGTTTGAAGCGGCCCACCTGCCTTTGAAAGGCCAGATCCTGCCCGGCGAGCTGCAAAACATTGCCGCCTTTGGCGCAGACGGCAACGCGCTGCAGTCGCAGGCCCAGGTTATCAATGACAAGCTGCTGGGCCTGAAAAACAGCGTCGAAGCCACCCGCGAGTGGCAGCGCGTGGGTGCCATGCGCGGCCAGATTCTGGACTCGGACGGCTCGGTGCTGTATGACCTGTTCGACGAGTTCGATGTCACGAAAGCATCCATCGCCATCAACTTTGCCGTCGCTGGCACCGACGTGCGCAAAGCCTGCCTGGACGCCCGGCGCTCGTCCGAGTCCAAGCTGGGCGGCGTCATGGTCACCGGCTTTCGCGCTTTCTGCGATGCCGCGTATTTTGACGCGATGACCGGCCACGCGACCGTTAAAGCCGCCTACGCCGGTTATCAAGAGGCGCAAGACCGCCTGGGCGGCGATATGCGCAGCGGCTTCAAGTTCGGCGGCATTGAGTTTGTCGAGTACGACGTGACCGTTTCGGGCCAGAAGTTCATCCCTCAAGGCGTGGCGCAGGTGTTCCCTGTCAGCACGGGCGTGTTCACGATGACCAATTCGCCCGCCAACTACAACGAAGCCGTCAACACCGTGGGCAAGCCGTACTACGCCAAGTCCGAGCCGCGCAAGATGGGCAAGGGCTGGGACATTGAAGTGCAGGCCAATCCGCTGGCGCTGTGCCTGTACCCCGAAGCGCTGGTCGAACTGACGATTGCCTGAGCCATGACGCTGCCCATGTACGCCACGGTGCCCGATATGCTGCGCGCCGCCACAGGCGGCTGGGACGATCTGGCCCAGCGCGCCAGCACCTCGCCGCTGGTCGATGGCGCACTGCTGCAGGCGACGGTGGATGGCGCAGACCGCAGCGTCTGGACAGCGCAGGCCTGCGCGTATGCCGATGCCGCCCTGGCGCGCTTGCAGGACGTGCTCAACCGCGCCAGTCGGCACGCTGACACCTACCTGTTTCCGCGTTACCGCCAGACCATGCCGTTGGCTGACGCCGTGGTGCAGGCCAGCAGCCTGCCCGATGCCGTAGCCGCCATTGCCTACAAACGCCTCTACGGCGCGCTGCTGCCCGAAGACGTGCGCAAGGGCACCGCGTGGGCCGATGACTACCTCAAAGATCTGAGCGCCGGGCGCGTGAGCCTGGGCGCGCAAGACGAGGTGGTGGCCCAAGCGCCGGGCCGCGTGATCAGCCGCTCGCCCGCACGGGTGTTTGACCTGGCGGATTACTGAGCCATGCCCAAGAACTTTTTAGCCCTCGAAGGCGAACTCGTGGCGCGACTCAAGGAACAGCTGAGCAGCCAAGTGCCGCCCGTGCATGTGCTGACATCGTCCGAGCTGGCTGATGTGGTGGAAGAAAAGCAGCTCACGCCCGCCGTGCATGTGATGTACCGAGGCTACGCCGTGGGCGAAGGGCGGTATGACGGTAAGGCTTGCCCCGTCATGCAGTCCTGGCTGGCCGTAGTGGTAACGCGCAGCACGCGCAACCTGGCCAGCGGGCTTGATGCGCGCCAGCAGGCCGGTGCGCTGGCGGGCGTGGTGCTCGAAGCGCTGATGGGGTTCAAGCCTGCCAGCAGCTCCAAGCCGCTGATGCTGGTCAATGCGCCGCAAGCGGACTACAGCGGCGGACACCAGTACATCCCGTTCGGGTTTGCCATTGAAACCGTTCAACCCTGATTTTTTTAACGCAACGAAAGAATTTCGATGAGCCAAATTGCCCAGGTTCCCACCGCCGTCATGGTCAATGGCGTGCGCACCATCATCGCGCCCGGCCAGACGCTGCCCGCTGCCACCAGCGCCGCCCCGGCCCCGTCCGAGCCGGTGCCGCCCGCGCCCGCGTCCGAACCCGAAACCCAGAGCGGCTCCGGCGACAAGCCAGGCCGCAAAGCCCCCGGCGCTTAAACCGCGTCCCAGCCAGAAGGAAACCCCATGACCACAATCCAGAAAATTTACCGCCCCAGCATGACTGTGGGCCAGGTGTATGCCAAGCCCTACGGCGTCAACATGCTGGCACTGCCTATCGGCAATGTGCTGGAGCTGAAACTCGAACACGATGAGGACGTGCAGACGCAGGATGACATGAGCGTCCTGGGTGGCGGCCTGCACGCTGAAGTGCGCCGCATCAAGGCCGTCAAGATGTCCATGAAGATGGCCGACCTGAATCCGGTCAATCTGGCGCGCGCCACGCAAGCGACCGTGGCCGAAGTAGAAGGCGACGCAGTGACCGACGAGCCGCATATTTGCACGCTGGGCGGCTTGATCCGGCTCGCGCATATCCAGCCTACGAATGTGACGCTGAAAAAGGGTGCGACGGCCGCAGCCGCGACGACGGTGACCGCTGCGGGAAACTACGAGGCCAGGGCAGAGGGAATCTTTTTGCAGCCCGACGCCGCTGGCCTGAGCAATTCCGACAAGCTGTGGGTGAGCTACTCCTATGGCGCTTATGTGTCCATCGAAGCACTCACGACCAAAGCGGTCGAGCTGGAGCTGTCGTTTGGCGGCATGAACGAAGCCGACAGCGGAAAACCCTCCGTTGTTGACGTGTTCCGCGTCAGCCAGGGCGTGACCAAGAGCCTGGACCTCATCGGCAAGGGCTTTGGTTCGCTGGACGTGAGCGGCTCGGTGCTCCAGGACCCGACCAAGACGGGTGCGGGCATCAGCAAGTACTACAAGACCTCGATGGCTTGACGGCCTGATTTGTAACGCCCCCAGGTAGGTCATGGCCATCAAACCAATCGAACTTTTAATTCGCGCTAAGGACGAGGCCAGCGGCGTGCTGAGCGGCTTGAAGGGCCAGCTGATGGCCGTGGCTGGGATCATTGCCGCCTACTTCGGCATTGACGCCTACAAAGACGCTGTCAATAGCGCGGCTGAATTCGAGGCCGCTATGTCTCGGGTCAAGGCCGCGACCGGGGCGACGGCTGACGAAATGGCGGCGCTCAAAAAAGCCGCTGAAGATGCCGCAGCGGGCAGCAGCTACAGCGCCGTAGAGTCCGCCCAGGCGCTGGAAAATCTCGCAAAAGCGGGCCTTGAGGCCAAAGACGCCATTGCCACGCTGCCGTCCGTGCTGGCACTGGCGCAGGCCGGTGATGTTGAGCTGGCCGATTCTGCCGACTACATCTCAAAAGCCATTCAGGGCATGGGCCTGCAGTTTTCCGAGGCCGGGCGCGTTGCTGACGTGCTGGCGCTGGGCGCAAATGCCAGCAGCACAAGTGTCAAAGGCTTGGCTGAGGCGCTGTCGTATTCTGCGCCAGCGGCTAACAGTCTGGGCGTCAGCCTGGAATCGACTGTCGCCATCATCGGGCAGTTTGCCAACGCGGGCATTGATGCCAGCCGGGCCGGTACGGCGCTCAACAGCATCATGAGCCAGTTCCAAGACCCCGGCAGCAAGTTCCGGGGCGAGCTGGCCGCCGCAGGCATCACGACCGGCAATTTTGAAGAAGCCTTGCACCAGCTCGCCAAAGCGGGCGCTATCGGGGGCAAAGCCATCTTGTCCGTAGGGCAGGAAGCTGGCCCGGCCCTGGTTGCTCTGCTCAGCAAAGGCATGCCCGCGCTCGACGAGCTGAAAGGCAAGCTGATCGACTCAGCAGGCAGCGCGCAAAAATTTGCGGAGGTGATGCAAAACAACCTCAATGGCTCAATGGGCGGACTTGCCAGCGCATGGGAAGCCGTCCAGCTCAAGCTGGGCACGCCGGTGCTGCCGGTGCTCAAAGACGCGGTGGACCAGCTCGCTGGCGCGCTGAAAGCCGCTGTGGCAGACGGTACAGCCCAGCGCTTCGGCGATGCCATTGCCGCCGCGTTCCAGAGCGGCGCGAAGTGGGCCAAAGACTTTGTCGCGCAAATCAATTTCACGCAAATCAGCGCCGACCTGCGCGCCTTTGCCGACAAGACCGGCGAGGTGTTCACCCAAGTGGGCGAGTACGCCAGCACTGCTGGAAACAGCGCCAAGCTCGCTTACGGCGTGATGAGCGCCGGGGCCAACACGGTGCTGGCTGTCGTGTACCTGGTCGGCGAAGCCTTTGCGGGCGTTGCCAGCAACATCCAGAGCGGGCTGGCGCTGCTGCTGGAGGGTCTGGCAAAAGTCACCTTTGGCGGGTTGTCCGCGTCATTCAAAGCTGCCGCTGAAGAGGTCAAGATTTCAGCCGGTGCCACCTGGGCCGCGTCTGAAGCGTTTGCCAAGAAGTCCGAAGACGCATTTGCCAGCGCGACCAAGGGCGCTGAAACCGCCCGCGCTGGCTGGGACGGCCTGACCACCTCGACCGACGCCGCCGGTAAACAGGCCAGCGCCAGCCAGGCAGCGTTTAAACAAGTCGCCCAGACTTTGACGGATGCCGGTAGCGCTGCAGCCGCCAGCGGCCAGAAAACCGCCGCCGCCGCCGTCGAGCAAAAGCAGGCCGCAGACACCGCCAGCGCTGCCGTCGCCAAGCTCAGGGACGAATACAAAGCCCTGGTCGCCAATGGCGATGCGCAGGGCGCTGCCGACAAAATCAAAGAAATCAACAAAGCCCTGCAAGCTACGGCACCCGCCTCAAAAGAGGCCGCAGAAAAAGCAGCGGCAGCGGCCAAGGCGATTGCGGACGCCTTTGCCGGGCTGGGCGTCACAAGCCAGGCTGAACTCAAGCGCGCCGCCGAATCAGCACGCATCTATTACGAGCGCATCAAGGGCGACGCAAGCTCTACCGCTGTTGACATTGCGAACGCTTTTAAATCCACGGCTGACGCCGCCATCAAAGCCAACAACGGCGTGGCCCCGTCGTGGGTCAATGCCGAAGCCGCCGCACGCGGCTACACGGTCCAGGTGGACAGCGCAGGCAAAGCCACGCTCGCCGCCGCAGGCCAGGGCGTGCAAGCCGTGAGCCAATTGGCCGAAACCTTCAGGTTGTCCGCAGAGCAGATCAGGGCCAACGAAGAGGCGATGGACCGGCTGTTGATGAAATACACCCTGTCATCGGCCTACAGCGAGCGCCAGATCGCGCTGCTGGAAAAAGAAAACGCCCTGACCGAGAAGCGCAACGAGCTGGAGCGCAAGCGCCTGGGCATCGACAAAGACGGGTTTTCGACCGACAAGGACGGGAACAGGCTCGTCATGGGCACCGACCTCGGCACCCTGACCGGCGTGACGAATTTTCTAAAAGCCGCTGGCGTTAACGATGAGGCTGCTAAAAAGCTCGCCCTGGAGTTCAGCGACGGCAAGGGCAACATTCAGTTTTTTGAAAACTCTGCTCAGAAAAAATACGGCGGCGACGCCAGCACGATGTCCTATGCGCTGCTCAAAGCCGCTGAAACCATCACTTTCGGGGGCGGCGCTGGCACACAAACCACGCCAGCGCCAGCGGCCACGCCAGCGCCAGCCGCCGCACCGGCCCCGGCCCCGGCAGCAGCCCCCGCACCGACCTACGTCACCAACTTCGCCTGGCCCATCGGCGGCGGCACGAAGACCGTGCGCACGCAGGACGCCGACAGCCAGGCCATCGTCAACGACCTGCTGCGCCAGCTTGCCGACGCCCGCAGCGTCTCCTCCCGTTAAATCATGAGCATCACCCTGACTTACAACGGCACCACGGCCACGCTGAGCGACCGTCTGCAATGGACCGACGAATTCGATTGGA